AATTTACTTTAGTTTTTTAACGCTTACAGATGGGGTATTCCTCTTTTTTAACTTCTTTGGGTCAAAATCTGGAACATCTTTAGCCTTTTTGGCATCATAATTCTTTTTACAATAACTCCACAGATCCTTTGAGCCTATTTTGAATTTACGGTCTGGGGTAGCCCTATACCAAAAAACACAGTCCTGTATATTATTACTTCTTGAAGTATTATCCAAGACTAAACAGTCGTATCCTTCTGTACAACTATTAAGAACGTCTTGAAAAACTGAAAAATGTGGGAATATCCCAAAGAAATTATTATACAACTTTTGTTGATTTTGTATAATATTTTCCCTGAGAATAAAGATATAATCTATATTAGTTCGTAGATCGGGTGGTAAATCCATGCAGTACTGCATAGTTAATAAAAATGTAATCTTCCAATGGCGCCCATTCATAAATATACCACGTATATTAGGATCTCTTATCATACGCTTGTCATACATACAATCATCTAATAGAACAAATACGTCCTTGTCACTGTTTCTTTCTTTCTTACCGTCTATCACCTTTTTTTGACGAGTTATAATTTGCTGTATAATCTCCGGTTTGTACTCGGAATGTATAAGTATGTCTGGTATAAAGTTAGAGTAAAAAGCATTTCCGTCTTCAGTTGCTGATATAGCAACTCCCGCCTTAATTTTTCTAAGACGGTATAGTATATCAGCAACTAATGTACTTTTACCGGTTCCTCTTTTTCCGATAAAAACACATGTAGCAGGACCAGAACCGGTTAATCTTTTTTCTTCTATTACACGGGGGTTAAATTTTGATAGACTTATTGACATAACTAATATTATATTTATATTATTAATTATAATAATCGGACGTATCTAGATTATCAGCTTCTAACGTTGCATATGAAACGATTAAACTAATTAAAAACCCCATTATTCCACTACATATAAAAATTAAAGTCTGATTATTTTTTTTATCATCAGGTGTATCCTTTTGGATGTAATTATTTATACCCAAACATATACAAATAGTAGCTATAATTATTATAACAGCCTGTAAATCAAAGTTGTAAAAATAAAATCTAGACAGAATCATATTACACATTGTGTATATTTTTTAAATTTAAATATAACTTAAAACTAAATAATATTATAGAATAATGGAGAATACACATCTAATTGGAAGCTTACAATCTTATACAGACACTGATAGTATTGATTTCGGAGAAACTATAGTATTTATTAAGTTTGGTACAGAATGGTGTCGCCCATGTATGCAGATTGAATCTATTCTAAACAATATACCAAATAGTGTTACATACACTGTTGATGTTGAAAACGACGAATTTGAAGAGTTTTTAGCCAGTAATGTAATTTTGAGTATACCAACAGTTATAATCAAATATAAACAGGAAAAAACCCGATTTGTTGGACTTAAGACAGCCGATGAGATTAATGATATGATACACACTCTAAAGACTAGGTATCAAGGTGGGAAAAAGACCCTGTGATTTTTAATAAATTTTACAAAAAAATAACTGGTTTAAAAATATATTACAATTTATAATCAGTTACTTTACATCTCAGCAAGTTATGGCTGAAAATTACAAAAAATACACACAAGTAGAGCATGTTTTAGAAAGACCTGGTATGTACGTAGGAGATACCAAAGATGTAATAACAGATTGCTGGGTTGTTGACACCGAAACAAATACAGCGCACATTAAAACTTGCAAATGGAACCCTGGTATATTTAAGATTTTTGACGAAATCTTAACTAATGCTACAGACGAGGTTCAAAGAAATAAAAAAATGTCACAAATAAAGGTTGACATAACAGATGAGGGTATAATAAGTGTATATAACGATTCTGGTATACCAATTGAAATACACCCAGAGTATAAGATTTACATCCCTGAGCTTATTTTTGCTAATCTTCTCACGACGAGCAACCACGATGACACAAAGAAACGAACAACAGGTGGTCTTAATGGGCTTGGGGCCAAACTGGCAGCCATCTTTTCAGATACATTTACAGTTGAGACGGCATCTTCAGGTAAAAAATACACCCAGACATTTGAAAAGAATTTGAGTAATATTCTTAAACCAAAAATAGGAAAGTCGGTGAAAGAATATACAAAAATTACATTCAAACCAGACTTCAAAAGATTCGGCGTAGACTCGCTAAATGAAGACACCCGGAATATCCTCATCCGAAGAATTTTCGACATCTGCGCTATAACACCTAAGGGTGTAGATGTCTACTACAATGGTAAAAACCTATCAGTTAAAGATTTCTCCGAATACATATCTGTGTATATCGGACCCAAAAAGAGTTGTCCACGGGTTATTCAGGAAAATCCTAGGTGGCAGGTTGCTATTGCCCCATCCGATAACGGATTTCAATGTATCTCATTTGTGAATGGCGTAAATACAACAGATGGGGGAAGTCATGTAGAACATGTTGTCAATCCCATCATTAAAAAAATCACTGAAACTATACAAGAAAAACACAAAAGTCTTACAATCAGGCCTCATTATGTCAAAGACAATATCTTCGTATTTATAAATTGTATAATTGAAAACCCTTCTTTTTCTTCACAAACGAAAGAGAAACACATTACTAAAGTATCGGATTTCGGGAGTAAATTCTCTGCAACTGACGATTTTATTAAGAATATATCTAAACTGGGTATAATAGAAAATGTACTCAGTCTTGCTGATGCAAAAGAGAAAAAGTCTCTACAAAAAACAGATGGAAAGAAAACTACACGAGTTATTATTCCAAAGCTCGATGACGCAAATCGTGCCGGAACAAAAGATTCTTCTAAGTGCACTATCATATTCACAGAGGGAGACTCGGCAAAGGCTACTGCGATTTCAGGGCTTTCTGTAGTCGGAAGAGATACATACGGTGTTTTCCCTCTGAGAGGAAAGCTACTTAACACACGAACAGCTACATATGCTCAGCTGTCTAAAAATGAGGAAATAAATAACATTAAGCAAATACTTGGGCTACAAAATGGTAAAAAGTACAAAAACGTTTCAGAACTAAGGTATGGAAGAATTCTTATAATGACAGACGCAGATACAGACGGGTTTCACATTAAAAGTCTTCTCGTAAACTTCATCGGAAATTCGTGGCCAGAGCTTCTAAAGATAGATTTTATATCATCCCTGGTAACTCCTATTATCAAGGTATCCAAAAAAAATAATGTATTACCCTTCTACAACCTAAGTGATTACAATAAATGGAGAGAAACCAATAGCACAACCGGGTACAAGATAAAATATTACAAGGGACTTGGTACCAGTACATCATCGGAAGCCAAGGAATATTTCAAAGATATGAAAACACTAGACTACAAGGTGGAATCAAATTCTGATGAAAAATACTTACATATGGCATTTACAAAAACAGAGGCTGATGCTAGGAAGAAATGGATACTCGATAATATTACATCGCCAAAAACACTGGATTACACGAAGAGTAGTGTAAGAGTAAAAGATCTAATAAATAAAGAATTGGTACTCTTTTCAATAGCAGACAACATCCGTTCTATCCCAAGTCTTGTAGATGGGTTGAAGCCGTCTCAACGAAAAATCATATATGCTTGTATCAAAAGAAATTTATACTCGGAGATCAAAGTGTCTCAGTTGGCAGGATATGTATCTGAAGTTTCCAGTTATCACCACGGTGAAACAAGCTTACAGGACACTATTGTTGGACTATCACAGACATATGTTGGCTCTAATAATATGAATCTACTACACCCAGCTGGTCAATTCGGTACTAGACTTCTCGGTGGAAAAGATTCCTCGAGTCCCAGGTACATTTTCACACATTTGTCTAAGTGTTTTAAGAACCTTTTCAACACCGACGACTTTGACATACTAAACTACCTAGACGACGACGGGTTTTCAATTGAACCATCTTTTTATGTCCCCGTTCTTCCTCTAATTCTTATCAATGGTGCTTGTGGAATTGGAACTGGATTTTCAACGGATATCCCATGTTTTAATCCATTGGATATTAAGGATAGACTACTCAAGCTAGTGGAGGACCCAGATGCAGACATAGATGAACTGACACCATGGTATACAGGGTTTACTGGTAAAATAACAAAAATTGAAGATAATCGTTGGATGACATCTGGTGTATACAAAATAGTGTCAAACACTGTAACTATTACAGAACTACCAATTGGAACATGGACAGAGGATTATAAAACATATCTAGACAAGCTAGAGACAGAAAACCAAATATACAGTTACATTAATAAATCAACGGAAACTGATGTACACTTTGAACTTAAGGTCCCGCTAGAGAACATACTCAATTGGAAAGACAACAGAGAGTTTGATAAAAAACTTAAATTGACATCTACCATTTCTGCTAAGAATATGCATGTATTTAATGAGAAAGGTGAAATAATTAAGATTTCTTCGGCCGAAGAAATTGTCTACAGATTCTGGGAAATCAGGTGTAATTATTACACGAAGAGACAGGAAAATATATCACAACGGCTATCTAAAGAATTAAACCTGGTAAATGCAAAGATAAATTTTGTAAATGATGTAATAGACGAAAAGGTAAAAGTCTTTAGACAGAAGATTAGTTTTATAAATGAACAGCTTGAATCGGGTTCTTACATGAAAGTAAACGATTCGTATACATATCTGACTGACATGAAAATTCATTCATTCAGTGAAGAC